GTTTCGCAAATCTAGCGTTCTGTATGATTCTCTGCGTGTCAGACGGGTCTGCATCAGGGTAAGTCTGGAGAAGCTGCAAACGATCCTCACCGAGCGCAATGAGACCATCAAGGTCACCTGTAGAAAGCAACTGTAGACCAGTAGCAGCGTCTTGATACATTGCCTGCTGTCTAGCCTGAAGTTCAGCACGCTTCTGTTCAGTCCGTTGCCGATCTCTTTGATCAAGGCCTTGGATAAACTGTGGGCCAGTGCCGCCAATAGCAGCGCCGAGACCCATTAACAAATCACCAGTGTTGATAGCCATTATTACCTACCTGTCGCTAATCTTGTAAGACCGGCCGCGTTCAGAACATTACCTGTCCCCACGCGCATGTCGGAAACAGGCACCTGACCACCTTGATACACGCCGGTATACGAAGGGCCATACCCTGGTCTAGTGTTGTTCTGCTGCCAAGATGTAGCAGGATTCTGCATCCGTCTTCCAAGCTCGTAGCCAGTCCCTGCTGCGCTCAATGCGCCTGACACCATGCCAGAGTAATCAGTTGGTGGCGCTTGTGCGAACTCTGCTTGTGTAAACCCTGCCGGTTGTGCGTATTGTGGTTGTGCTAAATCTGCTTGTGCCAACTGTGCTTGTGCAAATGGCTGTCCACCCAACACATTGCCCTGTTCCCTGTAAAAATCAGCCTGCGTCATTGCTTCGTTTTGTACATCTTGTATGTATTGGTTATAAGCATTCTGCCCAAGATTGATTAGATTCTGCCCTTGAGTGCCATACAGGTTGGACATATTGATGCCTTGCGACTCCAGCATGTTCGCCTGTTGGAGTGCCGCGTTCTCCTGCTGCCGAGCAATCATCTCTGCCACGCTCATCCGGTTACTGGCAATGTTCTGTCCAGTGTTCTGCCGCATCTGTGCGATATTCGTCCCAACATTAGCCTCAAAGCCAGCTTGTTGGCTTCGCCCACTGGCAATGTTTTGTGCAGTGTTTAGGCCGATATCAGCAAGCGCACCAGCCCTGCCAGTTGCTAGATTGCCCATCGCCCCAGCCCTGCCAGTTGCGAGATTGCCCAACATGCCGGCCTCGCCAGTTGCGAGATTGCCCAAAGCGCCAGCACTCTGCATGCCATACCCAGATAGCGTGTTCAAATTACCGATCTGCTGCTGTAGACCCTGCGAAGCCAGACCCTGACCGAATCTCTGTAGTTCTTTTTGGACATTACCACCACCAAGACCACCAGTGGCTGACGCTCCAGCAAGGTTCGACCTCATGCCCTGTTCAAAAAGAAACTTCTCATAAGGAGATTCTTGACGCGCAGCGTTGAATGCGTCTTGGCCCAGCGCACCTGATAATGCCATCTGCTGTTGATAGGCTGTTTGACCGCCTTGGTAGAACGGCTGAACGTAACCCCTAGCCTCACCATACCCCTTCGTAATATCGCCCCTGGCGTCATCATACCCAGTGGTAATATAGCCACTAGCGTCATCATACCCCTTGGTAATATCGCCCCTAGCGCCAGCAGCAGCGTTCTGAAGGTCTGTGATATTTATCCCGTACAGGTTGTTGATGTTTGCCAGCGTACTCTGCAACTGAGAAGTTGCACCGGACAAACCTTTCTCTGCGGCTTGTTCATAGCCTGCCAGACCTATAGGCGTAGCAGCGGCTTGCTGAGCAGCATACCGCTGTTGAAACTCGGCCATGTTGAAACCCATCGCCTGTTGCACAGCCTCTGGACTGACCTTGTTTTGCTGCATGACGGTATAGATTTGCTCATCTGTCGCGCCGGGGTTTGACCTGAACCAATTCTGAATGTCAGCAGCAGTAACCGTGCCTGCCGGACTTGTAGGCGTAGCAGCATTACCCGTGCCTGCCGGACTTGTAGGCGTAGACGCGGTTTTCGCTGCGTTATATCGCTGTTGAAGCTCGGCAGGGTTGAAACCCATCGCTTGTTGCAGAGCTTCTGGAGTAACCTTGTTTTCCTGCATGACGGCATAAATCTGCGCGTCAGTGGCACTAGGGTTGTTCCTGAACCAGTTTTGGATGTCAGCCGCAGTTGCCATTTCAGCCTCTCAAATTCGGGACGGTAGGATTGATGAATCCCTGCATAGCACTCTGATCAAATGGGAGCATCTGGGCCTGTGCTGGTGCTGGCATTCTACCGCCAAGCAAAGCAGCTCGTTGTGCAGGTAGACCCCCAAGGATTGCCTGTTGGGCAGCGTAGTTCCCACCTTGCATAGATTGCATTTGCGGCATAAACATTTGACCAGCAAGCCCCAGGCTTCGATTCAAAGCCTGCTGACGTATGTCGCCAGATCGTTGATAGGCTGGGCCAATCAATCCACGCGCTTGATTCAACATGCCCATCTGTTGATCAGTTCTTTTCTGAGCCATTGCGTTAGCTTCATCGGCACTCTGCCGATAAAAAACATTGGCTTCGTTGGCTCTTTGCTGGTTGAAGACGTTAGCTTCATCGGCCATTTGCCGATAGAACGCGTTAGCTTCGTTGGCTCTTTGCTGGTTGACGGCGTTAGCTTCGTTGGCTCTTTGCTCATAGACAGCGTTGGCTTTATTGGCTTGTTTGCCAGCAGCGCGACGATCCAAAGCCTTGCCAGCCAAGGATGCGCCAGCACTGCCCAATGCTAATGCTGTTGCAGTTGCCATTGCCATTAGAATAACCTCATCATTAGAATAACCTTATATAAGTGCGCTCGGCCTTCTTATATCCCATTCTCTCATAAATACTTTCTAGCCCGTCTGCGTTTAGTTTTTCCAAACACATCATAGACCAAAATTTTAACTTTTTGCTTTGTGCCTGCTTTTCTATATATTTCAACAACTTTACACCAATTGGTTTGCTTCTATGCCCAGGCTCAACCCACCACGCAATCTCAGTTCCCACCATAATATTTGCGTTCAGTAATGCGGGAAACTGTAACCCAAGCAAAAACCCAACTACTTCCCCGTCTATAACAGCAACTGGGCATAATTCTTGACCGATAGATTGCATGACAATTCGCTCAACCGTATCGCAATCAAACTCAAGGTACTCATACCCCGACACTGCATGAAACTTCTTGGCAAGTTCGATTATTTCAGGAATATCGTCTATACCCGCGTTTCGGACGGTCATACTAATAGCCATCCCTGTAACCTATCCCCGCCGATCTCAGGGAGCATCTTCCGGTATTCAATTGCACCAGCGGCGCCAGCAGCGTTTATATACAGTTGGTACTGTCTTGCCTCAACCACGCCTTCAGGTGAACCAGTGCCGACAATAGGGATACTTAAGGATGCTTCCAGTGTCCATGTCCTAAACGCTTGGGCCATCTTTCCTGACCCATCAACGATAGGTTGTCCCGCATTCAATAATGGCGTCATTTCACACCGCCGATAATTTCAGCATCCAACCGGATAATTACAGGCTTAACTGCGTCAGTCAGTGTAAATCTGAATACCTCCAACCGAGAGACTCGACCGTTGCGCCTCCAAATAGCACGCCTGTCATATTCACCGATCTTACCTATAGCCCTTGTCCTTGGGTCTGACCAAGTCTTCCCATCCCTGCTGCGTTCCATTGTAATCGTTGGCTCGGTCACTGCGTCATTGCCAACACCTGATTCAACAGTTAATTCAATCGACGGTACGAACATTGATTTCATGTTGTTTTGGAAAGGCTGAGTGGACACGCGGCGGATAATAGTATCCCCGTATTCAGTAAATACTAGAGGATCAATTCTCCCAATCCTGCCATCAACAAAGTCACCACACAGTATCTGGTTGTATGCCTTGCACATATCGGATACGCGAAATCGTGACAATTCACCCTCCAGAAATGATCGCCTTTCATGCCACCTCTTTGACGCCATGTCAAAAACAAGCGTTCTTAACGGAAGCGTGAACCCTATGAAATAAGCACCATTCTGAGCGTAGGCCCATGAATAAATATCCTGAAGCTGTTCCTGTGTAAGATTTTGTAACAAGTTATCAATTGGTGTTGTGGATATTTTTACCGAGTCGTTACCAGACAGCGCCCAGATAGACGGCCCCTCATTCTCTCCACCGCCGACCCATACAAACGTATCTTGAGCGTTTATCAGCGAGTATGGAGCCATTACGCCTTTCTGAATAAACAGGCCAGTTCTTTGAAATGGAAAGTCAGCACCGCCTATATTCTGGAATGCTTCAATGGTTTGGGAACCTGAGATGAATAGTTGATTCTTGAAGACTATGGGAGCAACAGTGACATCAGGATCAGACTCAGCCGTTCCATAATCCAAAGCGTTCCAGCTTGTCCCGTCATTTGGAGCAGAACAGATAAACTTCTTTGTATCCGTAGTGCATACGAAGTAACTATCCACAAACACTACAAACTGTGGATTACCATTGGCAGTGAAATCAACATCCGTGATTTGAACTAGCGTATCAGTGACATGGTTGTAGATGTACCCATTACCACCAGGTACCATCACCATCAGTTGTGTGCCGTTGTCTGCCATTGATACACGCGCAGTCCCAGCGATACTCCCAAGCTCATCTAATGAATACGATGCAACAGCAAGTACCACCGTTTCAACGATCTTGTATAGCTTGCCACCGTTCACCGCATACGCCACGCCTGACATTTCGTGCATACCACGGTTCTGATTTTGGATAGTCCCAGAAGTCACTAGCTGAACAATCCCTGGCGTACCGAAAAGATTTTCTTGCGACAGCGCAGCAGTCTCACTGATATTCGGATACCAGTTCAAACACTCCTGCGCACTCAATGGGAGCGACGGACTGACATAAAACCCGTTGGTAATGGGAAGTGCTGGCATTAGTTAATACTCAATACAGCTCGGCTTACCGTGATGTTATTTGTTGCCGTAGAGTTCTGAACATAAATCTCAATGTAGTCATTGGTCGCCATTGATATTTGATACACCAAAGAAACCTCTTTGTGTTCGCCTGAGTTTATCTTCGCTTCCATTCGTGACCCAGCAATTGCAGCACCGTTTTTGTACAGATAGACCTGCAAGTTCTGATTAGAGCCACTGGCTGGGTCTAAGCTCAATGCTGCGTTGATTGTCAGTATCTGAGTCGTTGTTCCAGTGTAAGTAATTCGGCCGGCTGTTGTGCAGGTTGCGTTAGTAGACAGATCGACAGTCCACGTTCCAGCAACGAGAACAGGTGTAGCAGTGGACGCTATTACCGTCGCAGTAGCGTTGCCTTGCATATAGACCTGACCACGCACCTGCGCCACTGCCGGAGTGTTGGTAATCGTGATTGTGCTGCTTGCCGCTGTTAACGTGATGCCTGTACCAGCGACCAGTGAGACAAATGTCGGGCTGAGTGCTGTGGTATTCAGCATCAACGGAGAGCCGGTGGCGTTGACAGTAAAGTTGTGAGCCACTGTAATTCCATTCTCTGCCGACACGCTACACGCAATCCCTGCGCCGTTCTCAAGGTTGCGGATGTTGTTTACAGTGCCTGACACATCCAGCACCGGAGTGCCGGTGACATTTCCATCCTGCACAATCGACCCGGTTACCCCAAGACCTGACAGGAAGTTTGCATAAGTGATTTGGTAGTTGTAGCCGGCATTGAAGAACCCCAGCGACGACCCAGCAGGGACTGATGTCTCTTCAATGAACTGGCTCTGTCTTACGCCATACGAACGGTCAACCATTTGTTGATGTCTCCAATCCGATTAGTCCGTTGGTTTCAGTAGCAATGCCAGTCTCGTCACCAGTGTAGAAGTGCGACGAATAACCGTATAGAGACTCTTCATTACCAGAACCAATCGGTAGTGTAGATGGTAGTCTGGTCGGAGTAATGATCTGACCGAGTTGACGCATTGCCTGCATACCTTCCCTAGCAGTCATCGCAAGTTCAGGAGTAACCACACCACCGTAATAGGGAACAGA